GTGACATGGAAATGCACAGTGCCGGTGCGCTCAAGAATGGACAGATGGTTTGGGCACTTGCAAAAACCAAAGAATCTTTTGAACTGTTCAACGGTGATGTAACAGATAACTACTTCTTGTTTACTAACCCACACCAGTTTGGTAAGTCAATCAATATTCGTATGACACCAATTCGTGTTGTATGTAACAATACTCTTACATTGTCTCTTTCACAAGAAACTGACAAGATGGTTACAGTAAACCATCGTAAGGCATTTGACCCAGATATGGTTAAAGAACAGATGGGTATTGCTCGTGAAAAAATGGAACAATACAAATCAATGGCTGCGTTCTTGGGTTCAAAACGCTACACTGCCGATAACGTAATCCAATACTTCAATGAGGTGTTTGGTGCTCCTGCAAAAGAAAAAGTGGACAATGTTATTCCTTTCACTTCTCGTAATGCAAAGACTGCCTTTGAGAACTTGGATACACAACCTGGCGCTAACTTTGCTCAAGGTTCATGGTGGACTGCATTTAACTCAGTCACACACATGACTGACCACTTGCAAGGTCGTGAGAACGACTCTCGCTTGCAGTCTGCATGGTATGGACGTAACCGTAAGGTAAAATTAAATGCACTAGATAAGGCTATTGAATACGCTGAGGCGGCATAAGTCTTATATATAATATAGGGTGCAGTTCGTAAGTCGCCCTGTTCGACACAAATATGCTTACTCTGTGTCGCAAATCACGGTTTTGGTAGTTTCCGCCCAAAAAACTACCACTTTATAAATAAACGTGATATGCCGTAATGGGTATCACACTGTAACTTGCTTTTTAAAGGAGAAACAAAATGGTAAATACAGCTCTTACAGACCCTTTTGACAGGGTTAAAACTTACTCTATCGGATTCGATAGAATGTTCGACAGACTACTTGATGATAGTCTTGTTACAACAACAAACTACCCCCCTTATAATATCGTAAAAATTGATGACACCAATTATGCAATTCAGATTGCAGTTGCTGGATTCGGTAAAGACGATATTGAGATTGAAACAAAAGAGAATACTCTTTCAATCAAGTCTAAAGAAAAGGGTGATGTTGTTGATGAAACAACTTATCTGCACAAGGGCATTTCAAATCGTGCCTTCAAGAGAACTTTCACTATCTCTGATGATGTGGTAGTTAAAGGTGCAACTTTTGAAAATGGGTTGTTGAACGTAGAACTTGAAAGAATCATTCCAGAGGAAAAGAAGCCTCGCCTGATTAAAATCAAGTAATTTTGTAAGAGCGCCTCTTGACAGAGGCGCTCTTTTATGTTATAGTATGTGTAATTGAATTGAGGATTTGTAATGAAATATTTTAAGAACAAAGAAGAACCTGTAGTAGTTGACAAAATTGACTACAAATATTCAGAGGATAGAATCCTCAAAGAGTTGCAAGAGTATATTGATAAAACTTACTCTGCACACTATTCCCACAATAGATTTCAAGCAACAGAATTCATCATGGACTCGGGCCATGGAGAAGGTTTCTGTATCGGTAACATTTTAAAGTATAGTCAACGATACGGAAAAAAGGACGGCAAGAACAGAAATGACTTGCTAAAAGTGATCCATTATGGTATAATGGCACTTCATAATCACGATACAACGGAGAATAATTGATATGAAACTTAGTAATGATACCAGAGAAGTTCTAAAGAACTTTTCTACCATTAACCAGAATCTACTGGTAAAAAATGGAACTGTGATTGGAACAATGTCAGCGATGAAAAACATCGTTGCAAAAGCTACTGTTCCAGATACTTTCAATAATGAATTTGCAATCTATGACTTGAATGAATTCCTGTCTGCAATGTCTCTATTCAAAGATCCAACTCTTGCATTTGATGAAAAGAGTGTTCTATTTAATGAAGAGGGTGGAGGCAGTAAACTAACTTATATGTTTAGTGATCCTTCTATCGTGACAGCTCCCAAGACAGAAATAACTATGCCTTCTGTTGATGTAGAGTTTACCTTTACACAAGACACCTTCAATCAGATTCTAAAAGCATCTGCTGTTCTTAGTGTGCCTGATGTGGTTCTAACTGGAACTGCTGGTGGTAGTATTGAGCTTACTGTTACTGATCGTAAGAACGATACTTCTAATGACTTCAGTATCACAGTCGGTGAAAACTCACCAACTGATTTCACATATTTCTTTAAGGTAGAAAACCTCAAACTTCTTGCAGGCGACTACAAGGTAGAAGTATCTCAAAAAGGCATCTCGCATTTTACTAATATGAATAAGTCGATTGAATACTTCATTGCTCTTGAAGCATCATAATGTATCATAAACTAGTCATTAACCTATTTAATGACTTATATGTGAAACATTTTTGACAAGGAGATATATTATGAATGATGTGATGCTTTGGGTGGAGAAATATCGTCCATCCAAAATCAGTGAGTGTATTCTAACTGATGATTTAAAAACAACTTTCCAGACCTTTATAGATGAAGGACACATACCAAACCTTCTTTTATCTGGTGGGGCTGGAGTGGGTAAGACCACAGTTGCAAAAGCAATGCTTGAGGAACTTGGCGCCACCTATATGATGATTAACGGTTCTGAAGAATCAGGCATTGATGTTCTCAGAAACAAGATTAAGAACTTTGCTTCTACTGTCTCTATGGATGGTAATCGTAAGTTTGTGATTTTGGATGAGGCAGACTATTTGAACCCACAATCTACACAACCAGCTTTGCGTGGATTTATTGAAGAGTTTCATAAGAACTGTGGTTTCATCTTAACCTGTAACTTCAAGAACCGTATCATCGACCCTTTGCATAGTCGATGCTCTGTAATAGAGTTTCGTATTCCTGCTACTGACAAACCTAAACTTGCTGGACAATTCTTCAAAAGAGTGCAAACCATTCTTCAAGAAGAAAAAGTTCAGTTTGAACCAAAGGCTGTTGCTGGTGTTGTTGAAAAACACTTCCCAGATTGGAGAAGGGTTCTTAATGAACTGCAAAGGTATTCTGCCTCTGGTATGATTGATGGTGGTATACTAGTTAATCTATCAGAAACCAACATGAAGGACTTAACAACTTTCCTTAAAGAGAAAGATTTCAAGTCTATTCGTAAATGGGTTGCAAACAACCTAGATAATGATCCTGCTCGTATGTACCGTAAGGTATACGATTCCCTGTATGAAGAAGTACAGCCTTCCACTGTTCCTCATCTTGTTCTCGCAACAGCAGACTACTCTTACAAATCTGCCTTTGTCGCTGATCAAGAAATCAATATGCTTGCATTTATGATTGAGGTTATGACACAGGTGAATTGGAAATGAGTTATGAACTAAAAGATTATCTAAAATCTATCAACGAAACAAAGGAAAATCTGATGGATTCAGATGATCCTATGTGGGAAAAGAAATATTCACCGTTCATCATTAACAAGTGTTTGGCGCCATTCAATGACACCATAATGCTTGTTAATGAGATGAATCAACGTCACCACCTTGACACCAAACTCCAATATGACTTTTTACTAAATACTATTAGATCGAAGAAGCGATATGCGCCTTGGGTAAAGGCAGATAAGTTGAAAGATTTAGAGTATGTAAAAGAGTATTATGGTTATAGTAATGAAAAAGCAAAAGCCGCTCTGAAGATACTTGATAATGAACAGATAACCACTATTAAAAATAGTTTGAATAAAGGTGGAAGAAAATGAATGAAATTGAATGGCATCCAGAGAAGATGCTGGAAGTAAAATTAAAAGAGCCGGATGACTTCCTAAAGGTTAGAGAAACCTTGTCTCGTATCGGAGTGGCATCTCGTAAAGAGAGAAAACTATATCAGTCCTGTCACATTCTACATAAACAAGGTAAATATTATATCGTCCATTTCAAGGAACTTTTTGCTCTTGATGGTAAAGACACAAATCTAAATGAAAACGATGTATCAAGACGAAACTCAATTGCTGGACTACTAGGTGATTGGGGATTGATTGAAATAATTGGAGAAGCAGAACCTAAAGCACCGCTTTCTCAAATTAAAGTAATCGCTTTCAAAGAAAAAGACGAATGGATTTTGGAAACAAAATATAATATTGGTAAAAAGAGAGTAGAATAATTGGCACAATCGTTTTCTACATTCATCACAGAACAACAAATGCCTCTTAAAGAGGTAAAGATTCAAGTTGCAGTTCTAACCAAAGTTCGTTCTAAGAACAAAGAACTTGTTAGTAATATGATTGCAACCGCCTGTGAAAAAATGGGTATTGAATGTCATGTTGTAAATGTTCGTGACGCATGGGTATCTAAAAATGATCTTGAAAAGGGAACTCTTATCATCTCAAATGTTGATGGAAAAGATGTAGAGTTTGACATTTCAAGAACAGTTTGCTTCGTGCGGGCGGGCGTGCTCGAGGATGAAATTGGACTTGCGATATTAGGAACATTTGAAAACGCTGGTGCGTTTATGGTAAATAATCGTGATGGTATGATGACTTGTG